TATTTCTAGGTTGCTTACGTTTCCAATTGAAGTTGATTCTGGAAGAGTTACTGTACCAGTAAGTGTTGGTGATGCTAGAGGCGCATAAGTAGAAGCAGCGGTTGCTGAGGCTAACTTTGCATCGATCTGACCTTGAACAGTAGAAGTTACTCCGTCTAGATATGATATTTCTTGGTTGCTTACGTTTCCAATTGAAGTTGATTCTGGAAGAGTTACTGTTCCAGTAAATGTTGGTGCTGCAAGTCGTGCAAACCCTGAAATGCTTGCGCCTGAAGGAATTGTTACTACTCCAGTAAAGGTTGGGCTAGAAAGTGGTGCAAACCCTGAAATGCTTGCGCCTGAAGGAATTGTTACTGTTCCAGTAAAGGTTGGGCTAGCAAGTGGTGCTTTGGTATTTACTAATGTTGTTAATGCAGTAGCAGCTGATTCATCTGCTGCTAATGCTGTAGCAATTTCTCCTAATGTATCAAGTGTTCCTGGGGCTGAATTAATAAGGTTATTGATTTGTGTTGTAGTATTAGCAACTGCTGCTGCTTGGGCTGTGTTAGCTTTAGTGGTAGCATCTGAAGCTGCAGTGTCTATGGCCGAGTTAGCCTTAGCTGTAGCATCTGTTGCTGCTGCTGAAATTGCTTCTGACTTAGCGGTTGCTACGTTTGCAGTAGTTGCTAAAAGTGAAGTATTTGCAATACCATGTACTGCTGTTGTGTCAGCTTCGTGAGTTGAAAGTGCTGTTCCTGCTGCAGATGCTGCTGCTGAAATTGCTTCTGTCTTGGCAGTTGCTACGTTTGCAGTAGTTGCTAGAAGTGAAGTATCTGCAATACCATGTACTGCTGTTGTGTCAGCTTCGTGTGTTGCAATTGCGGCTGAGATTGCGGCTGTTGCTGAAATAACTTTCCAGTTACCATCAGTGCTTGCAGGTGATGCTGACAAAACATATGTTGTTCCAGTATCTGACTGAATTGCAATGTCTCCAGATTCTGCTGTTAATGCTAATCTTGCTGCCTGGTTTGCAACAGCGCTAACTGTTACTTTGGCAAGTGGTGGTAGCTGAGCACTTGGGATAAATCCGCTTGAGTCAAGGCTTGCAACACCGTTTGCTACGCCTTTGGTGCTTAACAGGATATAGTCATCAACTGTATCAGAAAGAGCATAGCTTAATGAATTCCAAGCAGTGCTTCCATCTCCAAATTTAAAAGTGTTAGTATCTGTTTCAATACCAACTTCTCCAGCTGCTAATACTGGGTTAGCGTCATACCACTGTTGTTCTGTTCCTCGTCTTAACTGTACTCTTACTGTTGCCATTTTAATACCCCTTTATAATTATATTGCTTATTGTATCATTTATTGCTTTATGCTATAGAACCAGAATCAAAAACCATTGAAAATGCAATGTCGGTTGGAGATCCTCCATTTACTGTTTTGCTTCCTGCCTCTGGAGTGACTCCATTTGCCTGTATGGTATATATTGGAGCTCCATTATAATCCATTGCCAAGCCGATATCCATAAAACTAACATCTTGTGTAGCATCTGGAATTTCAGAATTAAGTGCAATTGGAACCCAAGTTCCATTTATTTGGAGCTGCAATTTACTTGTTGCTGTATCAAATCTAAGGGGTGTTTCGCCTAAAACAACTGTAGACCCAAATGTGGCAGTTCCTGCGACATTGAGTCCATTCTTTATTTTAAAATTCTTATCTACTGTTGCCATTTAAGTTCACATATCCCCTAAGTTTTTGGTGGGGTTTTTAAAAGGAACCCCTTAACCTCGTTATTTAATTATTTAATTAGTATTCCAACAACCATAACTTCTGTGTTATTGTTTGCTGGTGTTACTCTAATTCTTACATCCGACCCAGAATAATCTGCAGTTACTGCTGCTAATTCTGTTCCGTTTGAATATGTAATTCCATATTCAGAAACTGCTACGTTATTTGCAGTGTCAAGTGTAACTACTAGGTCTGATACCTGAGTATGTACACCATTCTTTGCTTTTACTACAAGCTTAGCGCTTCTGTAGTCTGCTGCTACCCATGAGATAGCTGTTGTTGCTGCTGCCGTCACAATATTTCCAGTTGTTGCTGCAACTTGCTTAGCAACAGAGTTGTAATTAATTGCTGTAAATGATGTGGTTCCATTTTGCTGTGCTGTGTTGGCTGCAGCTGCTGTTGCTTCTGCTGCTGCTTGGGCTGCATTGGCCTTAGATGTTGCATCTGCTGCTGCAGTTGCAATTGCTGCTGTATCTGCTGCTGCTCTAAGTGCTGCTTCTGCTGCTACCTTTGTGGTCGCATCTGAGGCTGCAGTTGATACTGAGGCTGAGTCACCTGATACTCTAAGTGCTGCTTCTGCTGCTACTTTGGTAGTTGCATCTGAGGCTGCTGCTGATTGGGCGGCGTTAGCCTTAGATGTTGCATCTGATGCTGCAGTTGCAATTGCTGCAGTAACTGCTGTTGCCCTAAGTCCTGCTTCTGCTGCTACCTTAGTGGTTGCATCTGAGGCTGCGGTTGCTTCTGCTGCTGACTGAGCTGCGTCTGCTTCTGCTTTAGCAAATGCTGTAGTTGCAATCTGAGTTGTATCAGTATTTGCTGCTGCCGTAGGTGCTGTAGGTGTACCAGTAAGTGCTGGTGAAGCAAGTGGTGCCTTTGTTGAAAGAGCCGTTGTAATAGTTGTTGTGTAATTAGCATCATCATTAATTGCTGCTGCTAATTCATTTAATGTATTTAAAAGTCCTGGTGCGCCATCTACAACTCCATCAATTGCTGTTGAAATTGCTGTGTTACGGTTTGAAACTTCTGTTGATATTGCTGCTGAAATTGCAGATGTAGATGCTGTGGCTGCTGCGGTTATTGCTGCCGACTGGGCTGCGTTAGCCTTTGTGGTAGCATCTGCTGATGCAGTTGCTTCGGCTGCTGCTTGAGCTGCGTTAGCCTTTGTGGTAGCATCTGTTGCTGCTGCTGAGGTTGCTGCTGCTTGAGCTGCGTTAGCCTTTGTGGTAGCATCTGTTGCTGCTGCTGAAGTTGCTGCAGATTGTGCTGCGTTAGCCTTAGATGTTGCATCTGATGCTGCAGTTGCAATTGCTGCTGTAACTGCTGTTGCTCTAAGTGCTGCTTCTGCTGCTACCTTTGTGGTCGCATCTGAGGCTGCAGTTGATACTGAGGCTGAGTCACCTGATACTCTAAGTGCTGCTTCTGCTGCTACTTTGGTAGTAGCGTCTGTTCCTGCTGCAGTAATTGCTGCTGATTGTGCTGCTGCGGCTGCGCCTGATGCATCGTATGCTGCAGATGTTGCATCAAGTGCTCTTTGGTTTGTAAAATATTTGTTTGTTGAATCTTCTGCAAGGTTTGCTGTGGTGTGATTTGAAAGGCTTGAAACAGTACCTGTTACGTTACCAGTTACATTACCAACAAATGTTGCAGTAATTGTTCCTGCTGTAAAGTTACCTGAAGCATCGCGTTTTACAACAGTATTTGCTGTGTTTGCTGATGTTGCTGTTCCGCCAATGAGACCAACAATGTAGTCTTGATCTGCTTGCGCCTTGGTGATTACATCATATCCGCCGACGGTAGCTGTAGCACCCTCAACGATAAGACCATTTTTAATTCTAAAATTCTTGTTTACTGTTGCCATCGATATGACTCCCTTTTACTTCTTTTTTATGCTTTTAAAGCCGTTCTAATATATCTTACTTTTATTGAGCCTGATGAAGGCGTTACGCATAGACTTATTATACCGCTATTTTCTTCAAAGGTTATCGAAGCAAGCGCTTGGTCTGTGTTTGATACCATGTCTGACTCTGAGATGTAAACATTGGTTCCATCATTAAGTAGAAGAATGGTTGAGCTATATGTAAGGTTTCCAATAGACTTGTGAATCTGTAATGAATACCTACATGTTTTGTATACCGTTTTTGAGAATGAATCTATAGCTGTTTTATTTTCTATACCCTCTATGGTTAGATCGTTATTTCCTTCTAGGCCTAAAAGTTCTGAGGCATTTTCTGCATCAAGAGTTGATAGGGTTGTTTGAAGCTGTGTGACTTTGTAATCAATTGAGTTTACATCATTTGATCCGTTTACCCCAAGCTTGTTCTCAATTGCTTCAATTGCATCGTTGACGTTGCCATGCAGCGTTGCGTGACCTTCCAATGATTCAGTTGAGGCTGGATTTGTAAGATTATCTTTTGATGTTGGGTAGCTAGTTGCCAATTTGTCCTCCGTCCAACAGTGTTAATTCTGTGTAACTTGCGTTTGAATACGATGATGTTGGAGAACCACCGTCTAGACCAATTATAGCAGGAATAGTTTCTAAGACGCTTGCATTATTGTTAATATCTTCAGAAAAGTTGATTGTTTCTTGCAAGTTAACGGTATGTACATTTCCATCATAAGTATGCGTGTGCATATAGAATGGAGCGGGGTCAGAAGAGCCAGGAGTTAAGTCAACCCACATTGCACCATTGTATATCTTAATGTTTTTGCTTGTTACATTAAAATAAACATCGCCAGACGATCCGCTCAACGGATCTTCTGCGAGTGTAAGTAGATTTAGTAATGACTTAAACTTTTTGGCCATTTGAAATCCTTATCCTATTACAACTACTCTATATTCTCCAGATGCTGGTGCAACTGCAAATTTAATAGTTACAACTGAGTCTGATGTGTGCTCAACATCTGCCTCTATTTGTGCATATGGGGAGGCAACTTCATAAATAGAAGTTATTATATCCTTTGTGCCCAAATTGTGAGTTAGTGTATAAGATGTTGCTGATGTATTTAGGGTAGTCTTATATTTTCTTGTTATCTCGTGATAATTTGTGCCATCATTTGTTAATGTCCACTGGTCCGCCGTTTCGTTCCACAGAAGTTCTACATCTGTAGATGTTCCACGATTTACCTTTACTCCAGCATCTGCTGATGGTGCTCCAGTGACGTTTGTATTTAATACAACCTTATTGTCAACAATGTTGACCTCTGTTGTATTGATTGAGTTAATTGATCCAGCTACATCTAAGTTTCCGCCGATGCTTAAGTTGCCAGTAATAGATACATCATCTGGTAAACCAATTGTTACTGCTGCAGATTCTGATCCAGAACCTGATACCGTAATCTCTCCAGATGAACCAACAATTGTTGATACATAACTTCCAGTCGTATCAGTTCCAAGGGATACTGAGTTTGGCTCAATAGTAGTTGATATTGTTACGCTGCCCAAATTGGTCATTGTTGCAGAACCAGTTACATCTCCTGAAAGTGTAATTACTGGATCTTTGTTAAGAGATACTGCGCCTGCTGCAACTGTAAAGTCTGTTGAGCTAAATGAAGCAACACCCTTATTTGTATATGTTGCATCTTCTGCAGATACTGTAATTGTGTTATTTGTTACGGCTACATCAATTCCTTCTCCGCCAGATACTGTTAGTGTATCTGTAAGCAAATCTACTGTGTCTGTTCCAGTGTCTGCTGCTATTGAAAGATTTGTTGCTACGCTTGCTGTTGATGCTGCAGTCAATCGACCTTGAGCATCTACTGTAAATGTAGGAATTTGTGTTGCTGAGCCATATGATCCAGCCGTTACAGCGGTATCATTTAATCTTATTGTATGTGTGCCAGCGGTATCATTATATGTTGCCGTTAATGCTGTTCCAGCTAATACGGTAGAACTAATAATGTCTTGAATAACTTCTGTAGATCCAGATGCGGGTGTCCAGTCTGTTCCATTGTAGAAGTAAAGAATGTTTGTGCCAGTATTGTAGTATATTTGACCAGATACTGGATTTGAAGGCGCTGAGCCTAAGTTTTGAATTCTAGCATTGAGCAACTCATTTTTGTTGAGATCAACACTAACTAAAAATTTTCTTGCCATTTGCTATCTCCTTATGACAGGTATGCTGTCCCTGAAAATGGTTGAGCCATTGTCAGTGTTAATTGATTAGTACTATTGTAGTCTATTCCAGTTTCCAAAATATCTCCTGCGCTAGACTTTACGGTAACATTTGGTTGATAACCAAGACCATGGTTAATAACAACAGAATATACCCCGAGTGTCGGTCCAGTAACTTGAGCAAGTTCCCAGGCGTGTGCTAGAGTATTATTTGTTAAAAATATTTTATTTGATCCCGACCATGTTGTGTCAGAAACTTTTGGACCATGAAAAGAAGCAGATGCTGTATCATAATAAAAATCTCCAGAGAGCCCGAGGTTAGCCGAGGGATCTCCAGAACCGTTTAAAATAGTTCTTCCTCTTGGTCCTTGAGGACCAGGAGAAGATATTATTACTTTATTTATTTGTTCTCTAACAACTACTGATTCAGTCATTAAATAGTTACCGATCTGTTTAGGGTCATAAACCCTTCAAGGAGTTTTATCTTATTCGAATTAGAATCTACAACCATGATGTCATATGCTGATTTTGGATAAAAGAGTTTATTTGTTTGAGTTGGTGTAAGTGTTACTGTTAATTTTCCAAGTGGGCCGTTTATTACTATCCCGCCGCTTGGAGAAGTTAAAGTTACTGCTAGCTTTAAACCACCCTGTGTATCACGTGCCTGCATTTTTGCAGATGCACCAGTAAGATCAATCGCAGTACCATTATCGTCTTTATATTCTACTACAAAGCTAAATGTTGCATTCTGATCTACTTCGAAATTCTTTTGTCCTGCCATTTGCCATAGTCTCCTAAATAGGAATACTCCTACACCAATTATAGCGTAGGAGTATTTCTAATCGACTAAATGCTAAGGCTTTTTGGTAAACCCAAAAGATGCTTCATTTGGATTAAGTGCCTTTAAGATAACGGGGACAAAAGCTGCAATTGCGCCTTTAGCCAAATCGCCTGGGTCTGTAACCCCAGCAGAATACAAACCGATTGCTATTCCTAGGAAATGACGTCCGTAACTTGCTAGTGCTGCTAGAATCTTTTCTTGCATTTCTACCATTCCATTCTTGTTTAGATCTTTTTTCATTAGATCCTCCTTATTTCTGGGCTGGCGCCCAGGAATTTTGGGATTTACCCCAATTCTATTATTGTACCACTATCCATTAATATCTACTAATTCACAATTTCCATCTGAACTACAAGCAAGCGTAGCATTAATAGAAGTTCCATCTTCTGTTTCATAAAATGATAAATCTTCCCAACGAATACTGTTGGGCATTTTTTTAACTAGCGCTTCATACTCCTCTTGTGCAACTTCTTGATATGGCGCTTGCTTATAAGAGTGATCTGAGTATGGAAGAAATGAAATTCCAGAAAGTTCATCAAAGTTTTTATACACCCAAGCTCCCACCTCCATCCATTCATTTTCGTGAACAGATACAGTAATTGATGGCTTGTGTTCACACCATGCACGTTGATAAATTAACCACAACTCTAGGTGCTCTATTGCTGTAAGGTCTTTTCTAAACGTTGCTTTCTTGGGTGCCTTTATTGGAAAAGAAAAAACATAAGTTTCTGTAGGCTTCATTACGTCGTCTTCAAAAGGAATGCCAATTTCTTTAAGAAATATGGAAATTGGATCAGTTTTAGAACCACGAACTGTTCTAATGTAATATTCAGAATGCCACGGGTGCATGCCAGAAGAAACTCCAGTTAGTTGAGAAACTGTTCCCGAAGGTTTGACACACGTGACTGATGCAGATGCATTAATGCCAATAAGGCCTGACTCTTGCACATTAGCTTCTCTGGCGCGAGTTCTTAGTCTTTGCAGCAAGTGCTCTAGCTTTTGCATGTTGTCTTTTTTAACAATCTCTTCGTCGTAGCATAAGCCCTGGCCTTTGACTGCCTCGAATTCTCCAATAGATCTAGCTTTGCCAGAAAATATAGCATTTCCAAATTGACCAGTTAAAGATACTCCAAGCAGCCTTTCTTCTTCTGTATTTTTTCTCCAAATATCCCTAATATATTTAAAATCTGTTAGAGTTGATTGCCAGGTTCCAAGTACCGATGCCAGCTCAACTTTTCTAGATACAGATTCTTCATCATCGTTTTCACGAATTACAACTTCTGATAAATTACAAAACTGGTTTGGCCTAAGAATAATTTCAGAGCACGGGTTTGTTCCGTAGTGAATATTTGGGTCTCTTCCATACAGCGCTGCTTGTTTTTGTGCAGCCGCGACATTATAAATTCCGCGCTCACCAGATTTTGAATCATAAAGAGATTTCCATTCAGAAATAAACTGCTCCATGCCTGGCTTTCTAGAATAAGCTACTGAATTATTTGATAGTGCTCGTTGAGTATTGTTTTCCCACCAATTTCCAGACTTAGCAGAAGCCATTTCAATATCATTAATATTAGAAAGAGAAATCATGGCTGATCTTCTGACGCCGCCTACCACAACAACCTCACCAATTTTGCACATAATATCATGGCATTCAATTGGCTTTAATTGTCTACCAGAAGCAGCTTTAAATTTTGCAATTGTAAAATCAAAAAGGTTTACAAGCGGTTGTGGGCCAGATGACCTTCCGCCCATTGTCTTAAGTCTTGCTCCTGCTGGTCTAACCTTGGTAACGTCAAATGAAGGAATTTTTCCATCCCACAAATTTTTAAGCAGCATTTTGTATGCTGTTGCCCAACCAGATTTAGAATCTTCTACAACAATAACATCATCTGCCTTTTCTAAAATGTCTGGGACGGCAGGAAGCTTGTTTATATATTTGTATTCAACAGAAAATCCAACACCAGAACCACACATCAAGATATACATTGTTTCATCAAATGCTCTTGGGTGATCTACTGGTAAATATGAACAGTTGTATCCAGCAACGTTGTCTCTTTGTAGGGCGGGACCAGAAGTCATTACAGCTCTCATTGATGGCATTACATTTCTTTGATACACAGCATCTTTAAGGTTTGATAAAAGTATTTCATCTGGAGTATAATCAAAATTTGTTTTTAGGTGATTAAGCATAAAACCAAAATATCTATCTACCGTTTCTTTCCATGTTTCACGACGATTTTGATCTGGTATCCATCTAGCATATCTAGACATAGCTATAAATTTTTCATAGGGGTTTTCTATGTCGTATGAATATTGATTTTCTGGAATAAGCTCCATTGGTTTTTCTTCATAATAATCTGAAGATAGTTTAAAGCTAGATTGATTTGTCATTATATACCTTTTTCTCCGCCTTGCGGTTCATTAAATTTTGATTGAGTTCCTATTCTACCAAAAGATCTTAGAGAAGTGAAGGCTTTTAAGAATATAATAAAATTTTTTATTAGTTAACTAGAATAACAATACCCTTATTTCTAGGTTGACATATTAATATTATTAATGGTATTCTTATAGTTCGTTATCTCTTCAAAGGAGGAATACCTATGGAGAATATAAAAGAAAAACTTAGTGATGTTTTACATCATTATGTAGCAATTGCAATTGTTGTATTGTATCTGTTTAGCGGATCAACGTTAAACTCTATACAACCAGCTCAGGCTTTGGTAACAAAGCCTTTATTGCAAACAAATGTACAACTGAAAAAACAAACGCTGGAAAAGTTCAGCAATACTGTATACAAGCCTTCAGTTGCCCTTACAGACCAGGAGCTAGTACAACTGCTCTCTTATGTAGGGTTTGAAGGAAACGCTCTTAAAATGGCGTGGGCCGTAGCTAAAAAAGAATCTCATGGACGACCAATGGCTTATAACGGCAACAGGAATACTGGAGACAGTTCCTACGGAATTTTTCAGATTAATATGCTTGGTAACCTAGGCTTTGATCGAAAAGAAAAATTCGACCTGGACAGTAACTATTCGTTATTTGATCCAGTAATCAATGCAGAGATAACGTATTCTATGACTAAAGGCGGTACCGACTGGTCATCATGGAAAGGGCTAACGCCAAAGACAAAAGAGTGGCTAGCAAAATTTCCAACTAAGAGTAAGGAGTAGTTATTAAGATACAAGTAGTATCTCAATATCTATCTCTAGCAAAAGAGGGCTTTGGTACACCAATGGATTGTCCACTGTGCCAAGGCCTTCTTTTTGCCAACATAGATAACAATGACGATATATATACTTATTGCTTGTCCTGTAATTATAAAAACTATATAGGATCTTCCCTATATTTAAAAATGCTAGAGGTGGTTAAAGATGCCGAGAGAAAATGAATTTGATGAGGAGCTTAGGGCTAGAGTTGCAAAAAATATCCCATGTATCCATATGCCAGGATTGCTTTTAGCCGAAAGAGCTTTGCTGGTAGTAAAAGAATATTTAAATGAATGTAAGACAAAAGGCCTGGTAACAATAGATGAGGTTTTAGAAGACATTAAGGTAAAAAATGTTGGATAAAGAAGGGCAGGCCCAGGCGTTAGAAGATAATTTGCCTATGGTAAATTATATAATGCTTCATCGTATATATGACGTATTATGTCTAATTGCTAAGTCTTCTTCCTCTAGTAATGAAATTGAAAAAATGGTAAAATATCATGAAGAAGGATTTTTGCTGGGACCAGCTCCAGCATTTAAAACAACAGAGGAATAAAATGCAAAAAGATAAAAATTCAGTAGTAGAGCTAATGGTTACTGTTTATGAAATGGTAAACACAAAAATGGCTTTAATGAGTGGGATGACAGAAGAAGAAACAGAAGCAAAAACAACAGAGGCAAGAGGCGCGATGACATACTTCATGTCAGAAATTTATGACAAGCTAGATCAAAATGATATATTAATACACGAATAGTAGTATAATGTAATTATGCCTAGATACCATGCAAAAAGAATGTACGGACCATATTTCCCATGGGACCATGGAACTAAGCATCCTATAGAAGAAATTAAAGCGTGGGAAAAAGAACATAAAGTAACTATGCTTCAAAAAATTAAAAACATCTTAAAAAGAATTAATACTAAGTAGAGCTTAGGCTCCTTATATTAATAGTACGAAAGTACATGCAGAAACCCAATTGGATCCGCCTCTAATTGGGTTTTTGTATTTTATAATTATCTGGAATAGATTGTCGGTTTACGTATTCATCTTCCAATTACATTCTGCATTGGTCGCAGAGGCATGGCACTTGATGCACAAAGCCTGACACAATAATTCTATCATTGCCAGAAAATTTGTTTACACCATGAGTATATTCATCTGAACCAGGATGGCATAATAACGTCCCAGATTTAGGTTTAAAAGAAATATTTTTATTTACATAAACTATTTCTCCCCCATCAAAATTATCTGTAAAAAATAAAATAAATCCTTTATTTACAAGAACTTGTCCTAAAACGTCTCCAGACTCAGACTTAATATCAAAGGTGTCTGAATGAGGAAGCATAGCCCATTCTTTATTCTGATTATCATCATCTAAATAATAATTTGTCAACCTTACATTTGATGACAAATTTGTTGCACGTTCTTTATCATTGTTAAATAATTCTTTTATTTTTTTAATAGTCTGATTCCAAATTTTTTCACATTCGGGATGATAAAAATCGCAAATTTGATGAATTCCATACATTTCTTTATTTACAAATTGAGGGTCGTTTGCATAAAAAATTTTTAATATAGAGTCTATATCCTCGGCGCTTATAAAATTGTCTATGTAGAATATATTTTCATCTAAATAAACTTTATTCATCCAAAAACTCCTTTTTACGTTCATCAACTGATTTTAAGTTATCAGATTCATTGGTTAGTGTTAGGCTTGATAAAAAATCTTCTAAATTTTCTCCATAAGGTATAAATCCTTGAGATGGTCCCATTCTCCAAAAATGAGGAGTTATATATTTGTATCCATTTGCTGGAAGAGCTTCATGATCATTTTCTGGGTCAGAAGATTTAAACATAACCACGCTTCCCGCCTCTGGTTTTATTTTTAAATCATAATTTGGAAAGTAAAGCTCACCATTTTCATAATCATCATTATAATAAATTACATATGAATGTTCTAGGTCGTCGTACCCACAATCTCTGTGAATTCCTCTACTTTGTGTAGCGTTATATCTTCCAACAACATATCCACCCGATGGCAAACGCGGGTTTTCTTTTTCATCTATATTTAAAAATCTAGAATACATTTCGGAACATTCTTTTATGGATTTATGAATTGAATCATACACCCAAGAATGGGATTTGTCATTATCTGGATCCATGTATGGTGGATAAATGCATTTTGCTGATCCAAAATCTAATGGCTCTACGTTAGCGGCTTCCCAATCTCTTTTTTGCTCTAAAGAAAAAGCGTATTGATTTCCCCATGGCAACCATTTGCTTATAGTTGGCTGGCCCAGGTCTGTTTTTAAGAACTCTACAATGTCTTTGGCATTAGGAATAGCATTCTTAAAATAAAAAATTTTATCGTTGTATATTTCAACTTCTATAGCCATAATACATCTCCTTATTGATTGCTAAAAGTGCGTCGAAAAAGTGAGCCGAAAATAGAGACCCTATCAATTTTAATCATAACCTTCCTCATATGCCTCTCTAAGCTTTGCGATCAATTGATCTTCATCTTCCTTTATTCGCCCAATTAAATGCTCTTCTGGCATGCCAGCATATATCACATAAAAGAGGGCGGAAAAGGGTACATCATAAGCTATCATCTTTGATTTACGTTGTATCATATTACCATTATACTCCATCTGAATTACTTTTAATAGGTGCAGGAGAAGTATATCCCTCTCTAAACCTTATAGGTATTTCTTTTCAACAAATAAAATTCCAGATCTAGGTCCATCTCCCCATACTTGATGAGTTATGTCTTTAGAAACAAATAGTAAATCTCCTGGTTCCATCTTTATAGGATCTTTACCGTCAAGCTCCCAATAAGAATCACCAACTAATTGCAAATAGCATGAATTATGAACATCTTTATGTGTTTCCATTGTCTTAGGTGAAAGGGATACCACAAAACCATCTATATGCCACTGTTCATCGCAAGCGCATACCCCAGATTGCCAGTCATCGTTAAAGGAACAGTTTTCATTAAATTCAAAGTTAAAGTCGACATTTAGTTTTAAAAGAAAATCTTTAATTTCTGGCATATCAGAAAATATTTGACGCTGCTTTATTTTAATCCATAGAGGATTTATTATCTGCAACAGATCTGAATTCTTATATAATAAACCTAATACTCTATTCCAGGTTATTTTTGATCCAAAATAGTCTTTTATGAGGAGGTCTTTAATTTCCCCAGCTTTAAGTTTTTCTATTTGTTCCATTTATATATTATACGCTATGTTTCTTAACTATGTTTCACGTGAAACCAAATAGGCCTATATACTAACAAGGAATAT